GGCATGGGTCGAATGTTATGAGGGAGTTGGAGAAGATTGTCCTAATGCGGGCTTTCAAAACGGAACATCATGAGGAAGTGTTAAAGCTTCACAGTTCGCAGTTTGATATGAAAGCATTTGGGACATTTCAAACCGAGTACAAAACCGGATATGCGCGTGCATCTGGCTCCCCTGAAACATCTTTATTCGATAGTTTGGTCAATGGTTTTTGCGCTTATTTAGCTCTACGACAAAGCCCTGGCAAGAATGGTCTCTATATGCAAAAAGAAGAAGCCTACCAAGCCATGGGTATTTATGGGGGTGATGATGGGTTGACTGCGGATATACAAACAAAAATTTATCAGAAGTCAGCTGCAATGATAGGACAGGATCTAACAGTTGAGCCTGTGAAGCGTGGAGAAATTGGTATTAAGTTCCTAGCAAGAATTTATTCACCGGAGGTCTGGTTTGGGGATGACAACACGTGTTGTGATATCCCACGTCAGATTGCAAAACTACACGTTACTGTCAAAATGGATGGGAGAATCACACCATTGGAAAAACTTCTCGAAAAAATTAGGTGTTATATGTTATCAGACTTGAATACACCTATCATCGGCTCATTATGCAAAGCAGTCATGAATTTACATGTTGATGAAATTCTGCCTAATGATAGAGTTGCTCGGTTAAGACCATGGCTGGCGAGCTGTGATCCAAACAAGCAATATCGCAATGACCCTGCGGATTGGATGTATGGTTATTGTGCTGATGTATTGCCTGAATTTGATATGAAAGCGTTTGGCAAGTGGATTGCTGAGAAAGCTGTTACGTATGAGGCTATCTTGAGTCCCCCAATGTTTATGGCACCACCAGTGCCTGAGACCAAGAAAGCAGTTATAGTAGACGGCCTTTTAGTTGAACCACCAGATCAAAAAGAATTTAAATATGGTAAGTACGAGATGGAAACCACAATAAAGACGAAGAGCAAAGGTAAGAAGGAAAAGAAGGAAAAGAAGGATCATACCGGGAAAGAAACAAAAGAAAAGAATGATGATTCTAAAAAGCCTCAAAAATATGACTCTAAAACGAACAAGGTAACTGAATCTTCTAGTGATGCCATGAAGAAGAAAGGTCCAAAACTTAGCCAGGCTGAATATGATGAAAAGCAGCGCAAGTTTGAGGATCTTAAAGCTAGAAAGAAACGTGAGGGGACTTGGGTAGAAGCCCCCCCACGGGTACCACCTAAAGGTGGTGCCTAAATAGTTACTATATAATTGCGAGGCTGGGATGACTGGGTCCCAGCCTTTCGAATTAATGGATAGAATCTTAAAATTCACCTCGCA